GTCCATGAGGTAAATGACGCTTATGAAAAGGTTGTCGATGATCTGAAATTAATCGGCGTTACTGAGGTTAAGCGGAGAACACGCAAGAAGCATTATGTATGCTCACGGTTTTTTGACGCAAAGGACTTCTTAGAGGATAAGCGGGAGACTGTGTTCTGTCGCATCCCGGTAGTGCCAGCTTACGCTAATTTTAAGATATCTGAGAATAAAACAATTTATTGGGGTGTAGTTGAAAAGCTGCTAGACCCGCAGCGAGTAATGAACTACAGCGTATCTCGTGAGATTGAGGAAGGAGCTTTAGCGCCTCGTGCGAAGTATTGGATGACAACTGCTCAGGCATCTGGTCATGAAAAGAAGTTACAGACACTGAACACTAATGCTGATCCTGTACAGTTTTATAACGTAGACCCTGAATCACCTGCCGTTCCCATGCAACAGGGTGGAGCGCAAGTTAATCCTGGCTTGAGTCGAATATCAGAATCAATGCGGCTGATCATAGGCCAAACTTCCGGTATGTTCGCAGCGAATATGGGAGACAACCCAGGCTTGCAGTCTGGTGTAGCCATCAAGCAACTACAGGACCGAGGAAGCAATAGCACATTCAAGTACAGCCGAAGCATAGAGATTGCTGTAGCGGCTACAGGCAGACTCTTAAAAGACGCTATCCCAATGGTGTATGACACACAACGGCAGGTGAGAATACTCCGAGAGGATGAGTCTTATGACATGGTTCCCATCAATCAACAAGTTATTAACAATGAAACAGGTGAGATTGAAACTGTTAATGATTTGCAGGTTGGCACTTACGATGTTATCTGTCGCGCTGGTCCTAGCTTCCGTAATCGGCAGCAGGAGACTATAGAGGCCATAACAACATTGGCACAGACCGATCCTAGCCTAATGCAGATTGCTGGTGACTTGTTGCTTCAGAATATTTCTACACCTGCAGCATCCCAGATTGCCGAGCGCAAGCGCATTCAGATGATTGATGCTGGCCTTATCCCACAGTCTCAGATGACTGATGAGGAGCTGCAAGAGATGGCTGATAAGATGAAGGCTCAAGGTCAAGGACAGGCTCCTGATCCCGCTATGGTGCTCGCACAGGCAGAGCAGATGAAGGCCGAAGCTGACCTGATGAAAGTACAGGTCGATGCTCAAAAGGTTCAGAATGATACATTGAGGATACAATTAGATGCTCAAAATAATCAAAATGAGATTGTGGCGCAGCAAGCCAAGACCCAGGTGGATGTATTTAATGCCCAAACCAATCGCATTAAAGCTCAGGTAGATGCAGAAAAAGCTGGGGCGGTTATAGATCACACCAACATCAAGGCATTTGGTGATCAGCTCGACAACCAAGAGCAGATGACCGACATGATGGATGAGCAGGAGCGCAAGGCTAGGATGGCTATGATGTCTGATATGGACCTTATTAGGATTGCTAACGGTGGCTAATCCATTAACTGGAATTCTTAGTGATGCAGGCTCATTCCTTGTTGATGAGGGGGCAAAGCTACTCGGTTTTGATGATGAGCGCCAAGTAGCTATATCACAAGAGGCGGTAGACCTTACCAATCAAATGGTAGATGCAGGCTTGATTGGTAAGCAGTATCGAGTAGAGCTGTTACTGCCAGAAGACGCTTCTAAAAGAACTAGGCAGAATACAGGCATTAAGGGCGATGAAGAGGTGTTCAACGCTGTGAATCATGCTTTGTTTTCCTATTATGCTGGGCAAAACCCGCTAGCAGGGGCTGGTGCTCAGGCTAAGGAAATGATTCAGGGAGCGCAAGTCAAAAGTCGGGGCGGCGATCCTAGAACGGAAGGACTTGATTACTTCAATAACAAGTTTGGCATTCAGTTGGCTCGACAGGGTGCTAGCCTGCAGGAAGCAAAAAATGCCATCGTGAACAGCATTGCAAACGTAAACAACGAGGGAACTAGAGGCAGAATGCTCCAAGGACTTTCTATCAGACCTGGACAAGACCTCCTGCTTAACCGTGAAGACTTGCCCACTGACACGCTTTATCCATTTAGGCGGTAATTATGGCTAAGACAGACCAAGAGTTAGCTCAGGAGGAAATGGCAAGCCGTCAGTATATGTACGGCGGTACGGGTCCGTTCTCTCAGTTTCTGTCAGGTGAGCGCAGAGAGATATTGCGACCAGAATCCACGCAGGTTGCTGGCTTTGCCGCTGGTCCTTCTGGTGTTGAGTACATCACTGAAACAATCCCTGGTGAGTATGGTCCTGCCGAATACGATCCTAGCTATTCTCCGGTCCGTAGGGGGCTTTCCGCGTTGGGCGATATGCTTGGCGAGGCTCCATCATTCCTTGGTTTCAGAGGCCCAGATGAGCAGGCAGAGGCAATACAAGGTGTAGGCTCTAGCCTCCGAGATGCCTTGTTTGGCACTTCTGAGTATATGTCTGAGCAGGCAAGGGCCGCAGCATCTGGTGGCGAATACTTTGACCCAGAAACAGGCAGGACTGTAGCGTTTGACCCTATGATAGTTATGGGAGGAGGCTCTAGCGGTGGAGGCCCAGCACTAGCGTCCGGGTTTAGAAGGTCAGGCGGCAGGCAAGGTTCAGCTATTGTTGGCGGCTCGGCGTTGCGTGATGAATTGGAGAAAAACTTTAGAGCTAATCAGTTTCCTACAACTTTTGATCAAAGAGTGCTTGACGCATACTCATCGGAAAATTTAGACCCAAGAATATTTAAAACTGGAGCCGGAGGAACGCCTAGAGTAAACCCACAAGTAATTGAGCAAAACATTGCAACTGATATTCAATATGGTGACAACAGGATTCAGGAGGTTCCTTTTGTAAATCTTGAAGATTATGAAGGCTATGGATTTATGTCACCTATGGCTGACACTTCTGGTGCTGGAGATGTTATCCAAACTATAAATGGAGTGCCGGTAAACGTGTCAAGAAGAGGTGGCATTGACTTTATGCTTGATCCAGAGTCTGGCGATCTAGTCTGGGCTTCAGATGAAAATGTAATTAAAGGGAAAAGATCGGTTCCAAGTGAAGGAACCTTTATGGGAATTGCTAATGCTTTGAAAGAAAGAACAGGAAAAGACCCTTTATTTGCAGGGCATAGTATGACACCAACAGGTGTAGATTACGCGCAAGTTTCTGAAGTTATGTTGAATTATGCAAAAAATAATATGGACGGCAAAACCATAAATGAACTGAATAAAGACATTAAAAGGATATTTCCAGATTGGCGTGGATTAAACACGGAAGGAGCAATATCTGATTTAAATAGAGTTTCTGGCAATTTTCGCAAAAAAGTAATTCAATTACTTGACAAAGAATACACAGACAAAGGATCAATTAATGCAGGTCAAGCAAGGCTATCCTTAATTGATGAGAAACAAAGAATACTTAGACCTGGAACGGTGCTAAACCTAGGAATTGTTGATACGTCAAGAGCACCAATAGTGGGCAACCCACATCCTATATACAATACTGGAATGTATGGCGAGGGACTTGGACGGGTATCAGTGCCTTTTTCAGTTTATGAGCTTAATCCGCAGGCAGCGTATCTTAGCGGTATACGCCCAGATCAATTAATGAATCCTCCACGGCAAACAGGTAGACAGGGTGGCTTGAGGTCGCTTGAAGGTTCTCCATTAACAGGGGTAATAACCGAGGACGTTTTAAGAGGCATGGAAGCTCGCAGGGCGCAATAGTTGCTTGCAAAGCTACAATATGTGGTATAGTTATAACACAGCGAACTCCACGCTTTTATTGGAGGCATGGAACGTCACCATTTATTTGACGGCATTTATGAAGGTAACAAGATGGAACAGGAAGATATTGTCGATGAGGCTGAAATAGAGCTCGAAGACGTAGAAACCGAAGGTCAAGAAATTGACTCCGACTCATCACCGGATACTGAGGAGGCTCAGGAGAAACAAACCAAGCCTGATTGGCAGAAGGTACGGGCCAGATTTGACCCGGTACAGCAAGAGGCATATGACAGAGGTGTAGCTGAAAAAGTCAAGAAGCTCAGGGAAAAAGAGCTTGAGGCTGAACAGTTAAAGCAACGTCTAGAGTCGCTTGAAAAACAGATGCCAAAACAGGAAAGGCCAAATGTGCCGAAAGAGCCGGACCCTTATGCCCTGAGTGATCAGGAGTATCAGCAACAGCTCAGAATGCGCGATGAGGCCATAGCTAGACAAGCTGCATTTGACGCACAACAACGCTTCCAACAACAGGAAG